CTCTTTGATAAGAATCCATTCGCATCTTTTTCATTATAAAATTCATATCAGGGATGGAAATGGAATTAGTCATCCGTAAACCATATAAAGCTAAGCTTCGTAAAATAGGACAACCTGAATATTCATATAATAAAGAAAGAGACTTAGCTTTTAACAATTTAAGTTTAGTTTGTTTACTTGCAAACAAATATTGACGACCAGTCCAACCAAAAGATACGAGCGCTTCCAAAGGATTAACAACATTATCTAGATCGGACTTATCGAATACCTGCCCACAAAAACTAGCTTCACACAAATTATTAGGTTTCTCAATCTTAATTTTAGCTCCTAACTCTTCATATTCTTTAGATGTGGGAGCCCTTACATCAAAAGAGTTAATGGAATCATCACCTTCAAAATAACTACTAAATTCTTTATTTCCCGCTTCGGTTAATAAAAAATGTGTAATTATGAGATTCATGAAGCCATTAGAAGCGGACGTAGACATTTCACCAGACATCCGCTTACAGTTTATCTTCATTGACCAAAGATAAAACTGAATATAATTATTTCTCATCATCCCACTTACTATAAGTTTAATAATTTCAGTTGAATGCGGATTATTTTGGAGTATAAATCTATATAATATTAACTCTACAGACATTAATTGCCGAACAAAAGTGGCCTCATATTGACTAAAATCTGTACAAAATAGATTAGGGTCATCCCCGAACCTATCAAGCATGGCTTTAGGTCTCAAATTAACGGGAATTTTCTTAATAAACCATTTCAATTTAAAAATGATATCACCCAATTTTTTAAAAAATGGGCCGACACGAACTTTATAATCATCATGTCTAGAATATATGCCTCGCATGTGTTTCCACTCAGCATAATTTTCATCTTTAATAAATGCAAGAATTTTGGAAATGGGAGCTTTGATAAGACTCTCTCCATGCACCTTAGTTAACTCAATTTTCCGGTACAATGGATAATTAGTGGATTCCAACCACTCTAAAAAATCAAAATGTTCATCAGCTTTAAAAATATAAGGAGAAAGATGCCTTTTACACCAACGAAGTGTAAACCTCTTGAGCTTTCTTAATTTAATCTTGTTAATTTCTGGCATTTTAGCAGCAACACGTTTTACGGCGCCAGCTACTTGATCAGGAGCAAAATTAACATCAGGAACAGGAAGAGCTACATGGTTAACATTACAACCTAGTGAAACACGCATAACAGCCCTCGTCGAGTTGTAAAAATGACTAGACATCTTTAACAATCTAAAAGTTTTGTCTGGTACCTCATCGGGTTTCAATATTGTACCTTTTTCATATGGCCTGTATC